TTAGTTTTCCCATCTTGTGGATTTTTACCATTTAACCAATCAAAGTTTGAATGTACCAATAACGATGGTAAATTAATACTTGAGATGACAGGTAATACTTCTATTTATAATGGTTCGGTTAGAAGTTTATGGTTATCGCCAAATTACGGTTATTATAATAATAATTTAATACAAAAACCTTCACCAACTCAATATTTGAAACAAATTTATACAGGTGATAGTAAACAAAGTGCGTTTACCTTAGAGTCAGATTTTCAATATTCAAGTGTTGAAGAATTATTTTCAATTTTTGACAAGAACACTTTAGATAAGTTTGAAACAGAATTTTTAAATTTCTGTAAACCTTTAAATGATGGTGTTAATTTGTTAGATGGTGAAGCCAATAATTCAAATGAATTTTTAGTACAAAATGCGTTAAATAGAAGATTTAGAAACATACAATTAGTGTTGTCAGAAATTATGGGATTCTCAGGAGAGTTCCAAAAAACAAACAGTTCCGACAATGATAGTTACAAGTTGGGTGTGTTACAAATGAATAATACTGTTTCTTATTTAACCGACTTTTTAAATTACAAGGTAATATTAAAACTAGGTAATACAGGAAAATATAATGAAAGAATATTTGGTTCATTTGTTAAACCCGCTCTTGTTACAGAACCAATATCTTTTGGTAATTATATTAGTGGTACTCTTCCTGGTGATGGTACTTTAACACCTTTGGTAATTAGTCAACAGGCATTTCCTGATGAGTGGAGTGCTCTTCAAACCTATGTTGGATTTTCAACAATTTCAGGTATAACATATACTAATAACGGTTCATACATTACAGATTTCTTTATTGATAATAATATTGATTTTACTGTTGATAATATTAGAGACCTTTCTCAGATAATAAAAATGTATGTTAATGAAAAATTAAATGGGGGAAATAGTAGTAGTTTTCAAACGAACATAAAAAAATTAGTAGCCGACCAATCATCATTCAGAGAAAGAATATTAAACAACACATTTACACAGTTAAGAAACAAATTACCTAATTATAGTGAGTCAGAAACTAACAATAACTTAAGTGCTGTCGATGGGGAACAACCTAAACTTGAAGTTTATACCACATTAAAAAATCTTAATGACAAGTGGATTGCTGGTGGTAATTTTAAAACAAGAACATTATTTGAAGATTTCTTGTTTTTAGATAGGGCGAACAGAGATATTGGTGATGATTTTACAATTGATGTTACCTCACTAAAGTCATATTTAAAAGGTAAAGTTTCAAGTTTTTCATTGATGAGTTTAATAGGTTATATATTGTCAGAGAATAATTTTATATTCATGGCATTACCGTCTTATATTAATTTTTATGGTATACAAGAAGCTTCGAAAAATGGTGTACCAACTGTAAATCCTGATATTGCCAATTCGGCTTTTGGAACTTTCTTGGAGGTAGATTACCAAGATTCAAGACCTAAGTTTTTATGTTTATATGTTGGTAAACCTTCAGAACATTTGGATATGAAGGAAAATAAAACATCAAGATTTAAAACCGACACTTTTGATTTAAGAAGAAGTAGTAATAATCCATTATTGGAAAACCAATCAAACAAAATAGATTGGAGTAAATCTAATAAAGTAGTTGGATTTAATTTAGATTTTGGTATTAGAAATCAAAACATATTTAAATCAATTAGTTTAGACCAAAATCAATATAAAAATACTTCAGAAACTTTCCAAGTATTAAGTGACATGGCTAACCAAGCTTCAGGAGATAAAGTAGCACAACAAACGGCATCCTTATATAACGTATATAGAACTAGAAGTTATACTTGTGCAGTATCATCAATGGGTAATATGATGATACAACCAACCATGTATTTTAATCTTAGACATGTACCTATGTTTTATGGACCTTATTTTATAACTAGAGTGAGTCATAATATTAGTAACAATGGTTTTGAAACGACATTTGAAGGAATTAGACAACCTATTTTTTCATTCCCATCGATTGATAAATTAGTTATGAGTGTTAATAAGAACTTGTTAAAAAAATATGAACAAGTATATAGAAAGAAGAGAAGTCAAGAAGCTCAAGAAAACTTAACAAATCAAACAAATAATAGTGTTACAAGTGGTACTGAAAATCCGGGTTCAGGTGAAAGTTGTACTAATGGTACAACATATCCATCACTTGCGTTTGTTGATTTCCAAAATAGTAGAATTGCGGTAAATGATGTTAGAAATTATTTAAATAGTTTAACTAATATAGATTTAAATTTAAGAATCTTCGCCTATGGTGTGGTTTCATATAGAAGAGGCGGTGTTGGTACATTTGATTGTCCTAATAATAATATGTATGGAGTTGGTGCTAATAGTGAAACCAATGGTGCTCCAACATATCAAAACTTAACGGGACTTACTAATGGACAAGTTTGTGTGGATGTTAATGGTAACACTTTACCTATATTTAGTTTTGAAAGTATGAATAAAAGTGTTGATTTTTATTTAGAGTTCTACAAGAATTTTAATGTTATTATTGAAAAACTTAAAACTCTAAGTATTAATTACAATACTGATGATGAAAAATTAGCAAGTGCTTTAACCTATCTTTATTTATCAACATGGGTGGATAATTACGGATACGGTTCAAATGGAAATAATATTAAACAACAAACAGATACTAAAATAACAAACGAAACATTTTCTCAAGACCAATTTAATAAAATATTCAATAAAATGTTCAATGCAACACAGAATATCTTACCATAATTAGAAAAAGTTAAGTTTTGATATATTTATTAATAAAAAAGTTATGGATATTAAAAATCTTTTAGATAACTACTTAATGAAAGACACTCGTATTACTGAACGTGAATCAGGTAATGGCTACAAAGAAGTTTGTGATTTAGATACGGGTGATTGTTACACTGTCAGAATGAGAGACGGTCTCATTGAAAGAGTAGATAACACTATGAACATGAACAGAACTCTCAGAGTTGAAACGCCTAATGGAGTAAAAACTCTATTGAATGGTTAAAAAATTATTATTATGAGTGTAGATAAAAAAATTTTAAAAGAGATTCAGAAATATAATTCGATAAATCAATATATCTCTGAACAATTTGATGCTGAGGCGCCCGCTGCAGACGCTGCGACACCACCTACGGATGCTGCACCTACAGACACAGCACCTACAGCAGACACTGGTGTTGATACTATACCAGAACCTGTAGATGTTGAGAATGACCCAGATGTTGAGGTTGTTGATGATACCGAAGGTGACGTATCAACTGACGTTACTAGTTCTGAACCAACAGAAGAAGGTGGTACTGAAGAATTAGATGTTACTGAATTAGTTACTGCTCAGAAAGATATACAATCTAAACAAGATGAATTTATGAGTACTATGTTTTCTAAGTTAGATGATTTGGAACAGAAACTTTCACAGATGGATTCAATCTTCACTAAAATTAATGATATTGAAAACAAAATTGAGAAGTATAGAGAAAAAACTCCTGAAGAAAAATTGTCTTTGAGAAGTTTAGATAGTTACCCATACAATCAAAAATTAACTGATTTCTTTGTTGATAAACAAGAAGAGTTTGAAAAAACAGGAAAAAATGAGTATATTTTAACTACAGACGAAGTTGAAAATTTTTCACCTAATGAAATTAAAAATACATTTAATAAGTTTGAACAGGACCAAGATAAGTTCTAATCACTTAAAAGAATATTTTTTTAAAAAAGACCACTTCGGTGGTCTTTTTTCATTTCTATAGTTTGACTTATTCAGACGAATGATTATTATTAAGTACACGATAAAAGAGATAAACAATTAATTTAAAAAAAAACAAAAAATGAGTAATTCAAGTTTAGATGCAGTTCTCGCTCAGTACGAGAAGAACACCACACCAATGGGTGGAGGTTCAGGAATGTCGCAAGACGAAAGAATGAAGAAGTATTTTACTACTATTCTTCAAAAAAATGAAAAAACAGGTCAGAGAAGAGTTCGTATTCTTCCAACATCTGATGGTTCATCACCATTCAAAGAAGTTTGGTATCATGAGCTTCAGGTAAATGGTCAGTGGATGAAATTGTATGACCCCGCGAAAAATGATGGTGAGCGTTCACCTTTGAATGAAGTTTACGAAGAGTTGGTATCAACAGGTAAAGCTTCTGATAAAGAATTGGCTCGTCAGTACCGTTCACGTAAGTTTTACATTGTTAAGGTTGTAGACCGTGATGCTGAAGATGATGGTGTTAAGTTTTGGAGATTTAAAGACAACTACAAACAAGAAGGTATCTTGGATAAGATTATTCCAATTTGGAGACAAAAGGGTGATATCACAGACGCACAAAAAGGTCGTGACCTTATCATTGAGTTGACTAAAGCTAAAACACCTGCGGGTAAGGAGTACACAATTACTCAAACCATTATGTATGATGACCCATCACCACTTCATGAAGATGCGTCTTTAATGAAAGAGTGGATGGAAGATGAATTGACATGGGCAGATGTTTATTCTAAAAAACCTGTAGAATATTTGGAAGCAGTTGCAAGAGGAGAAACTCCTGTTTGGGATAGTGAAGCTAAAAAGTATGTATATGGTGATGATGTTGAAATGACTATAGGTGGTTCTTCAACTTCAAAAACTGTTGACCCACAAGCGGATATGGAAGTGGATGAGGACCTTCCATTCTAAAAAAAACTAAATTGATGGTGCAGGCAATGTCTGCACCATCTTTATATATTAAAAAATATGGCAATTAAGAAAAAAGATTTCGGTAGTATTAAAAAGAAGTTTTCAACTTCAGCCAAATTTAAACCACAAAGGTTTTTTGATTTGGGTCAAGATTTTCTGGACGCTGTTGGTGTTCCAGGTCCTGCAATTGGACATCTAAATATGTTTTTAGGTCACTCCGACACAGGTAAAACTACTGCCTTGGTTAAAACTGCCGTTGATGCTCAGAAGAAAGGTATCCTTCCTGTTTTTATTATTACAGAACAAAAATGGTCTTTTGAACACGCAAAACTTATGGGTTTTGATTGTGAAGAAGTGGTGGACCAAGAAACGGGTGAATTGGATTGGGATGGATTTTTCTTGTTTAATAATAATTTTGAATATATCGAACAAATTACCGATTATATTAATGAATTGTTAGATGCTCAAGAAAAAGGTGAATTAGAATATGATTTACTATTCCTTTGGGATTCCGTTGGTTCAGTACCATGTAAGATGACTTACGAAGGTAAAGGTGGTAAACAACACAACGCCGCGGTTCTTGCGGACAAAATCGGTATGGGTATTAACCAAAGAATTTCGGGTTCTCGTAAATCAGAATCAAAGTATGAAAATTCATTGGTTATTGTAAACCAACCGTGGGTTGAACTTCCTGACAATCCATTTGGTCAACCAAAAATTAAAGCTAAAGGTGGTGAAGCGATTTGGTTAAACTCATCTTTGGTATTTTTATTCGGAAACCAAAAAGGTGCGGGTACCACAAAAATTTCAGCGGTAAAAGACAAACGAAAAGTTAAGTTTGCTACTCGTACAAAAGTTTCTGTTATGAAAAACCACATTAATGGTTTGGGTTATGAAGATGGAAAAATCTTGGTAACCGCTCACGGATTCTTGGCAGGTAAAGATGCAGCTGAAGAGAAAAAATCTATTGAAGATTACAAAGCAGAACAGTCAGATTATTGGAAAGACATCATTGGAACTGGTGGTGATTTTAGGTTAGAAGAAGAAACGTTGGACCTTTAAAAAATAAATTGTGGTAAAGACACTATTAGTTGATGGGGATAACCTTTTCAAGATTGGATTTCACGGAGTTAGAGATTACTATCACGATGGAAACCATATTGGCGGAATTTACCACTTTATCAACGTTCTAAAAAAGTTCTTAGAAGAACACAATTACGATAAAGTAATCGTCTTTTGGGATGGTAATAATAATGCCACCCAAAGACGAGCTTTATATCCCCAATACAAACAGAACAGACGTGAGACGATGAACGAGATTAAGAAACAGTCGTTCTATCACCAGAAGTCACGTGTGCGTCTGTATTTGGAAGAAATGTTCATTCGTCAAGTAATACTTGATGGATGTGAATCAGATGATAGTATTTCTTACTATTGTAGTATCTCACCCGATGAAAACAAAACCATTTTTTCTTCAGACAAAGACCTTACACAGTTAATATCTGATAAGGTTCAAATTTATTCTCCCCTTAAAAGACAATACATTAAAAATGGGGACCGAATTAAATTTGACTCCATTGAAATTATTCCTGAAAATGTTGTCACACTTAAAACCTTAATTGGTGATAAGTCAGACAACATTGATGGTGTATTGAGATTGGGGGAGAAAACTGTTTTGAAATTTTTTCCTGAGATAGTTGACACTCCCGTTTCTGTTGATGATATTTTAACCCGTGCTAAAGTATTAATTGAAGAAGATAGTAAAAACAAAACATTACGTAATCTTATAGATGGTGTAACAAAAAATGGAGTATTCGGAAAAGAAATTTTAGATACTAACAAAAAGATTGTAGATTTGTCTAACCCTTTAATAAGTGAAGATGGAAAAGAGGAAATAGATTTATATTACCGAGAAGAATTGGACCCTGAAGGTAGGGGGTACAAAAACCTAATAAAGTACATGATGGAAGATGGACTTTTCAAATATCTACCAAAAAAAGACAATGCTTGGGTTGAATTCCTACAACCCTTTATGAAACTTACAAGAAAAGAAAAAAGAAGATTTAATAACAAAAAATAAAATTATGAAAGAGCAAAATGATTTGATTAAGCTTGAGTTCTTATTGACATTAAATGAGAACATCGTTGTACAACGTTATTTTAACGTTAGAGGTTACAATCCAAACGCACGTAAAAGTTTGGAAATGATTGAAACCGTTCATGATATAATTGAAGACATTAAGAAAGATTTGACAAACAAATCTTGTTACTATTTGTTGGAAAATTATGAACAAATTTTGGTCGATGAAACTATCTTGGAAACCTCAAATACTGATGGTCCTGAAAGTTTTTATATGACAATTAAGATTGGAGATGAGACAATTTGTCAGTCAGGTTGGGATGCTAAACCATACCCTCCGAAGGTAAGATATACCGTAGACATACGCCCACGACTAAAAAACATTCTTCGTGTGTTGACTGACATTTTTGCAACTGAAAATTTAACACACAACTACATGGGTTATTCGTTGATTTAACCATATTTATTAAAACTCACACATTAAATTTTAGATAGATTATGTCAGACGAAAAGAATTTTGGTTACCTAGGAAATACATTTCAAATACAACTTTTAAACAACATTATTTTATATAAAGAATTCGCAAATTCAATAGTAGATGTATTGGACCCAAAATACTTTGATAATCAATATTTTCGTTTGATTATGCAAATGATTAAGGAGTACTATGTAAAGTATGAACACGCTCCAACATTTGAAACCTTAGAACAATTAACAAAAAGTGAAATTACATCAGCCATGGCCCAAAAAATGGTCTTGGATATGGTTTCACAGGTAAAAGAAGCTCCATTTCAAGGACATCAGTTTGTTCAAGAAAAGTCATTAAAGTTCTGTAAACAACAAGAGTTACAGAAAGTTATGACTAAAGCTCAAAAGATTATCGATAAAGGTGATTTTGAGAGTTATGACAAATTGGAGGAAATGGTAAGAGATGCTCTCCAAGTAGGTGAATTGAATCAAGGTGCGGATGACGTGTTTTCAAACTTAGACCAAGTACTTCAAGACGATTTTAGACATCCAATACCCATTGGTATTCCAGGTATCGACAACTGTTTAAAGGGTGGTTTAGCAAAAGGTGAAATTGGGGTAATATTGGCACCTACTGGTGTTGGTAAAACTACAGTTCTAACTAAGATTGCAAATCACGGTTTTAACTTGGGATATAACGTTCTTCAGATATTTTTTGAGGACAATCCTAAAATCATTCAAAGAAAACACTTCACGTTGTGGACGGGTATTTCTCCTGACAACTTGTCTTTACACAAAGAACAGGTTATGGAAAGAGTAAAACAAATACAAAATGATACTCCAAACAAATTAACATTGAAAAAGTTACCTTCTGATACGTTGACTATGAATCAGGTTAAGAACCAAATTCGTAAGATGATTGCTGAAGGAAACAAAATTGATATGGTTGTATTGGATTATATTGATTGTATTATGCCCGATAAGAATTTGGGTGATGAGTGGAAAAGTGAAGGTTCGGTTATGAGAGGATTTGAAGCTATGTGTCATGAATTAGACCTAGCCGGATGGACCGCAACTCAAGGTAACCGTTCTTCAATTTCTTCAGATGTTGTTACTACCGACCAAATGGGTGGTTCAATCAAGAAAGCACAAGTTGGACACGTTATTATTTCTGTTGCTAAGTCATTACAACAAAAAGAAATGAATTTGGCTACAATTGCGATAACAAAGTCACGTATCGGTAAAGATGGTATTGTATTCGAAAACTGTAAATTCGACAATGAACTACTTGAAATTGATACTGAACAAAGTGTTACGTTCTTGGGATTAGAAGAACAGAAGGAAGAAAAGAATCGTTTGAGAATCAAGCAATTACTTGACAAACGAAAACAAGAAAATCAAATTTAAAATAAAATTAAGAATATGGATAATTTAAACATTATAGAAGAAAAAGACGCTCGTTTTGTGATTAAAAGACGAGGAGAAAAAGTTTTATTTCAAGAAGAAAAAATAAAAAGCGCGGTTGTAAAAGCTATGAAAAGCATCAATATGGTTGATGAAGAAATGGCTGAAAAAATCGCAAGATTAACAAGAAAAAGTTTATTTAGAGATGATAAAGACCGTGTACCTCATGTGGATGAAATTCACGAAACGGTTGAGAACAAGTTAATGGATAATGGACTTAATGATGTTGCAAGAGAGTACATCATCTATCGTTCAACACACACACCAAATATCTTCTCAAAGAGAGTAAACCTAAAACCTTATGAGTACCCTGAGTTAGTTGAATATGTTGACGCAATTCGACATTCTTATTGGGTTCATACCGAGTTTAATTTCACATCAGACATTCAAGATTTTAAAGTACACTTGAGTGATGCTGAAAGAACTGCAGTACAACGAGCAATGTTGGCTATTTCACAAATTGAAATAGCTGTTAAAACATTTTGGGGTGACATTTACAAGAGAATGCCAAAACCTGAAATTGGAAATGTTGGAGCTACTTTCGCAGAGTCAGAAGTTAGACACGCAGATGCTTATTCTAACCTAATTCAAGTACTTGGTTTGAATAGTGAGTTTGAAAGTTTACTTCAGGTCCCTGCCGTCAGAAGAAGAATTAAATATTTAGAGAAATCTTTAGTTAGTTCAAAGTCAGTTGAAAATCGTGAGTATTTTGAGTCAGTAGTATTGTTCTCTATGTTTGTTGAGAACGTATCTTTGTTCTCTCAGTTTTTGGTTATTATGTCATTCAATAAACATAAGAATATGTTGAAAGGTATGAGTAACGCGGTTGAAGCAACTTCAAAAGAAGAGAACATTCACGCTGAGTTCGGGTTTGATTTGGTTAACCTTATTAAGAAAGAAAACCCAACATGGTGGACACCTGAATTAGTTGAAGATTTGATTGATGCAACTATGGAAGCGTTTAGTGCTGAGTCAGATATTATCGATTGGATTTTTGAAGAAGGTGACCTTGAATTTTTGACTAAAGCTCAAACTTTAGAGTTTATTAAACACCGTTTTAATGTATCTTTAAACTCTATTGGAATTGATAACATTTTCCACGTTGACCAAAAATTATTGGAAACAACAGAATGGTTTGACGATGAAATCTTAACAACAAAACACACAGATTTCTTCAATAAGAGAAGTATCAATTACAGTAAGAAGAGTAAGTCAATCACAATGAATGATTTGTTTTAAAAAAAAATAATATAATTAAATTAATATGAATAATAGAGAAGCTTTTGATTGGATTAATGAAGAGTCAATTACGTTCCTTCGTAGAGGATATTTGAGTGAAGGAGAAGAACCACTAGATAGAATTAAAACTATAGCAGAACATGCTGAAAAATTGTTAGGTATGGAAGGTTTTGCTGATAAGTTTTATGACTATATGGGTAGAGGATGGTATTCACTGTCATCACCTGTATGGGCTAATTTTGGTAAAAAGAGAGGTTTACCTGTGAGTTGTTTTGGTTCTAACATTGGAGACAACATTGAATCAATTTTGTATACTCAAGCTGAAGTAGGTGAGATGAGTAAAATGGGTGGTGGTACCTCAGGTTTCTTTGGAAACATTAGAGGTAGAGGTGCGACTATCACAGACAATGGACATGCTCCCGGTTCTGTACACTTTATGAACTTGTTTCAAAGTGTTGTTGACAATATTTCACAAGGGTCTACACGTAGAGGTAGATTTTCACCTTACCTTCCCGTAGAACATCCTGATATTATGGAGTTTTTGGAAATTGGTACTGAAGGTGCACCTATTCAAGATTTGACTCACGCAGTTACAGTAACTGACGAGTTCATGAATGAAATGATTGAGGGTGATAAAGAAAAGAGAGCAATATGGGCTAAAGTGATTCAACGTAGAGGTGAGATTGGATATCCATATATCATGTTTACCGACACAATGAATAAAAAAGCACCTGAAGTGTATCGTGATAAAGATATGAAAATTTATAACTCAAATCTTTGTTCTGAAATAGCACTTCACAACTCTGAAGAGGAGTCATTTGTTTGTGTACTTTCATCTATGAATTTACTTCACTATGATGAATGGAAAGACACTGACGCGGTTGAACTTATGGTTTATTTCTTAGACGCGGTTGTAAGTGAATTTATCACAAAGATTGAAGACATCCGTGATAACGGAACAATCGAAGGTAAAAGAGCATTTTTCTATTTAGAAAAATCATACAACTTCGCAGTTAGACAAAGAGCATTAGGTTTAGGTGTTTTGGGATGGCACTCACTTCTTCAATCAAAAGGATTACCATTTGATAGTAGAGATACTGCAAGATTAAATGTTGAGGTATTTAAATTGATTAAAGATAAATCATACAAAGCATCAGCTGAGTTGGCTAAAATTTTTGGTGAACCAGAAACGCTTGTTGGTTATGGTAGACGAAATGTTACTTTGAATGCTATTGCTCCTACAACATCTTCAGCATTTATTTTGGGTCAGGTTTCACAATCTATCGAACCAATTTGGTCTAACTGTTATGTTAAAGACGTGGCTAAGTTAAAAGTTACAATTAAGAATCCGGTATTAAAGAAGTTGTTGAGTGAATTGAAGAAAGATAACAAAACAACTTGGGATAGTATTAAGAAACATGACGGTTCAGTACAACATTTGGATTTCTTAACGGACGAACAAAAAGAGGTATTTAGAACATTTGCTGAGGTTAACCAAGCTTCAATTATTAACCAAGCAGCAATCAGACAGGATTATATTGACCAAGCTCAATCATTAAACCTTATGATTTCACCTGACATGCCAACTAAGGATGTTAACAAACTTCTTATAGACGCATGGCAATTAGGTGTTAAGACATTATACTATCAACACTCAATGAATTCGGCTCAAGCATTTGCTAGAAAAAAGTTAAACTTGAACGACCTTCAGTGTGTGGCTTGTGAAGGATAATTGTTAAAAATAACATTTTATTGAAATAAAGAGGACTTCGGTCCTCTTTTTTTTATAATTTATTGTAGTAATATATTTATGAGTAATGGCAGATGGTTTTACATATGGTATAAACTTCCCTTTTAGAGATAGTTTACAGGGTAAGTACTTATCACTTTCACAGAGTAGTGTTGAAGAGATAAGAACTGACCTTTTGCATTTAATATTAACTAGAAAAGGTAGTAGGTATTATTTACCTGACTTTGGTACTAGAATATATGAATTTATATTTGAACCAATGGACGGACCAACATTTGAGGCAATAAAGTCAGATATAAGAGAAGCGGTTGATAAGTATATTCCAAACTTAACAATCAAAGATATAACATTAACACCATACTTGGATGATTTAGATGCTCAAGGAGAATTAAATTATGAAAAATTAGGTGGTGCTGTTTATAGAATACCTGGAAAAGGTACGGAAGAATATACCGCTAAATTAAGAATAGATTATTCGGTTGACGATAAAGCATTTGAGACCAGAGATTTCGTAATTATCAATATTTAATAGTAATGGCAAATAATAAAATATCATATACTGAAAGAGATTTTGAAGGTTTAAGACAAGACCTAATAAATTATACAAGACAATATTACCCTGAACTCATTGATAACTTTAATGATGCATCAGTATTTTCTGTATTTTTAGATTTAAACGCAGCCATTGGTGATAACTTACACTATCACATGGACCGTAGTATTCAAGAAACGGTTTTACAATATGCTCAACAACGTTCATCTGTATATAACATTGCAAGAACATATGGATTAAAGATTCCGGGATATAGACCATCAGTGGCTATGGTTGATTTTTCTATTACAGTTCCCGCTTATGGTGATAAAGAAGATGCAAGATATTTGGGTATCCTAAGAGCTGGTTCTCAAGTAGTTGGTGGGGGTCAGACATTTGAAAATGTATATGACATTGACTTTGCATCACAATACAACCAAAACGGATTCCCTAATAGAATTAAAATTCCAAACTTTGATGCAAATAACAAACTTATAAATTACACGATTACTAAAAGAGAAACGGTAGTTAATGGTATTACTAAAGTTTTTAAACAAATTATTAATCCAAATGATGTAATTCCTTTCTACGAAATCTTTTTACCTGAAAGAAATGTTTTAGGTATTACATCTGTTATACAGAAAGATGGTACAAACTATCAAGCAACACCAACATATAATGAATTTATTAGTTCACCAAACAAATGGTACGAAGTGGATGCTTTAGCCGAATCAAAAGTTTTTATCGAAGACCCAACAAAACCTGCGGATTCAACAGGAGTTAAAGTTGGTCGATGGTTAGAAACAGACACTAGATTTATTTCAGAATACACTCCTGAGGGATTTTTAAAATTAACGTTTGGTGGTGGTACAACTACACCTGACCAACAATTGGCTCAATTTGCTCAGACAGGAATTCCTATGAGAATACAAGATTACCAAAATAATATAGGTTTAGGTTTAACTGTTAGGGCAAACACAACTTTATTTATTCAATATAGAATTGGAGGAGGTACGGCATCAAATATTGGTGTTAATGCTATTAACCAATTAGGTACAGTTAACTTCTCAGTAAATGGTCCTTCAGATAATATAAACCAAACAGTTATAAATTCACTTACGGTAAATAACGTTACAGCGGCTGTTGGTGGGGCAAATCAACCAACAACTGAGGAAGTGAGAAACATGGTAGGTTTTAACTTCGCGGCACAAAAGAGGGCTGTTACAGTAAATGACTATCAATCATTAATAAGTTTAATGCCAGGAAAATTTGGAGCACCTGCTAAAGTCAGTGTTACCGAAAATAACAATAAGATTTATGTACAAATGTTATCATATGATTCTAATGGTCAATTAACACAAGTTGTATCGAACACTTTAAAAAATAATGTCGCAACATACTTGTCTAACTACAGAATGATTAATGATTATGTAGAAATAGGAAGTGCACAAGTTATTGATTTAGAATTTGACTTATCAGTTGTATTTGATTCAACACAAAATCAGGGTCAGGTTATTACTGAAATAGTTAATCAGTTATCACAATATATGAGTTCATTAAATCGTGAAATGGGTCAAAATGTTAACGTATCTGAAATTAGAAGAATAATACAAAATATATCAGGAGTAATATCACTTTCAGATATTTCAATCTTTAATAAAACTGGTGGAGAATATTCATCTTCACAAACGTCACAAAGATACTCAAACGCTGCAACTAAACAGATAGAACTTATTGATGACACTATCTTTGCTGAGCCAAATCAAATTTATCAAATAAGGTTCCCTAATAAAGATATTAAAGTTAGGGTTAAAGATTTTAAATCTGTCTCTTTCTCATAAGACAGTTTACATCCACCAATCAAGTTTTATTTTTAAAAATGGATAAATAAGTATTTATCTTAAAAGTAAAATATGCCCAAGTCGTATAGAATTAGAACACAACCTGGTGTCGATAAAAATATTAGAGTTGAGATAAATCAAGATTTTGATTTTTTAGAGATACTGTCTTTAAAATTAAGACAGGAAGATGTCTATACAAGATTCTGTGCTGATTATGGTGTGGTTGTAGGTAGAGTTATTACCAATGGTGGGTATGGTATTCCAAATGCTAAAATTTCAGTATTTGTACCTTTAGACAGTGTGGATGAAAATGACCCAATAATTTCAACATTATATCCATATAGAAATTTAGGTCAAAAGAATGAAGATGGTTATAGATATAATCTTTTGCCTTATGAACAATCATATCAAGGACACACACCAACAGGAACATTCCCAACTGAGGATGATATCTTAACAAGACAAGAAGTTTTAGAGGTATATGAAAAATACTACAAATATACGGTAAAAACAAACGAGTCAGGTGACTTTATGATTATTGGTGTTCCTCTTGGAATGCAAAAAGTAGT